CTAACGATGTTCCTTGGGACGAAGATGCAGCGCCGGCAGCAAATGATCCGGTAGTTGTTCCTAAGTCGGACACATCAAGCGACAAGGCTCAGGACATTCTTGCAATGATCCGTCAGCGTCAGGCTAAGTAAAACTTAGTAGGGGAGACCATGTGTCTCCCCATTTTGACCGGAGGTTTATATGACATTACCAGATGAAAGATATAGAGCCTTGAAGCAAAGTAGAAAGCTTTTAGAAGAACTTTGCGACCCTGGCAAAACACCTAGAGTACCGAGTATCATTCGTGATCGTGCTAGAACGATTCTACGCCATTATCCTATGGATATGCACTTAGATGGTTTAGCAGAAAATAGTCCCGAATTACTTGAAAAAACCTCACCAGGTGATAAGTTAAAACAAATTGTAAGATAACAGGAGAAAACATGGCAAAGCCATTTGATATTAGTAAGTTCCGCAAGGACATTACTAAGGCTATTGACGGCCTTAGTATCGGATTTAATGACCCTACTGATTGGGTCAGCACAGGTAATTATGCACTCAATTATAGAATTAGTGGAGATTTTAATAAGGGCATTCCTCTTGGTAAAGTTACTGTCTTTGCTGGAGAGTCCGGCTCGGGTAAGAGCTACATCTGTTCGGGCAACCTTGTTCGTCATGCCCAAGAGCAGGGTATCTACGTTGTATTGATTGACAGCGAAAACGCACTTGATGAAGCTTGGCTTCACGCTCTTGGCGTAGACACTGCTGAGGATAAGCTCCTCAAGTTGAACATGGCAATGATTGATGACGTTGCGAAAACTATCAGTGAATTCATGAAGGGCTACAAAACCTTGAATGAAGAAGACAAACCTAAGGTGCTGTTCGTCATTGACTCGCTCGGCATGTTGCTCACTCCTACTGATGTTAATCAGTTTGAAGCAGGTGATATGAAGGGTGACATGGGTCGTAAGCCTAAGGCACTTACTGCACTTGTTCGTAACTGCGTTAATATGTTTGGTTCGAACAACGTAGGTCTTGTAGCAACTAACCACACTTATGCATCGCAGGATATGTTTGACCCTGACGATAAGATTTCAGGTGGTCAGGGCTTCATCTATGCTTCGTCAATCGTTGTAGCTATGCGTAAGCTTAAGCTTAAGGAAGACGAATCAGGCAACAAGGTCAGTGACGTTCGCGGCATTCGCAGTGCTTGTAAGGTCATGAAGACTCGTTACGCAAAGCCGTTCGAATCTGTTCAGATTAAGATTCCATATGAAACTGGTATGAACCCTTACTCAGGTATGCTTGATATGGCAGAATCAATGGGTATGGTATCTAAGGAAGGCAACAGCCTTGTCTATACTAAGCTTGATGGTTCTATCATTAAGAAGTTCCGTAAGGCTTGGGAAGCAAATGACGATGGTTGTTTGGACACAATCATGGCTGAGTTTGAAGCAAAGTCTGCAAGCAAGAACGCTTCCTTGATAGAAGAAGAGGAAGGTGCAGAATGAGCATTGGATTAATCGGTGAAGTTTGGAAGCTTCTAAGGTCAAGTATCGAGGCTGGCGACGTTGATGGCGCTGCTGAAACACTGGTTAATTATCTCGTAGAAGAAGATTATTCAGCACACGAAATCAAGAACACTTTCCGAGGTGACAAGGATATCAAGGATGCCCTTGATTTTTACTTAGAAACTCCAGAAGATGGTTTGATACACGAGTACGAAGATGATCTTGACGAAGAAGATTATTACGACTATTACGATGATGAAGAAGACGACCAGTACTAATGACTTGGTATGGCAAAATCACTCAGGATTTGAGTCACATTCCTGACTTCATTACTCATTACGAGAATGAATTGATTTCCGCAAAGAATGACGTTAAGGTGTACGGCAATGTTGAAAAGAACATTGCCGCACTACCCGGTGTCACGGAGTATCGCTTTAATCAACTACAAGAGATTGAAGCGGTACTCAATTTCCTCAATATTCAATTGAGAAAACTCAAAAGAAAATATTTCAAGAAGTACCTAGAAAACTATAACAGACAACTTACTCCTCGTGATGCTGAAAAGTATGCAGAGGGTGAAGATGATGTTATTGATTTTGAAGTACTAATCAACGAAGTTGCTCTACTACGTAACAAATGGTTGGGTATACTTAAAGGAATTGACGCAAAGCAATGGCAGCTTGGTCATATTGTGCGTCTAAGAACAGCCGGCATGGAAGACGTTACTATTGGGTAACCTGTCTATTGCTATTTTTTAACAATTCGTATAGTGTGAAATAGTAAGGAGAACACTATGAGAAATATGACAGCAATTGCGTGGGAAGATTTAGTTGAAGCTTCGGAGTCCAAGGATACCGAAGTCCATTATAATTTTACGACAGACCCTTTGCTAATCAGTTGCACTCTTTATCGTCTGATAAAGGAGTCACGAGAAAGCGATTCCATATCATATCTTAATTGGTCTCTAAACGAACACGCTAATCAGATTGTAAATAAAATTACCGATCAGGATCGTGTATTTGCGGAGTCAGTCAAGTCATATTATATGTCTAAGCTGCTTATGGCTAAATTGCGCGGCGATGACTTCACTAAGTTTAAAACTGATTTGATGCAGTATCTACACAATTCTCCTAATACTCTCACTTCACGTTTTGTTGGTATGGTCTACAAGCTGCCTTACTTCTACGAATATGATATGCAGTTGATTGAAATATTTGGCGGAGAACATAAAGACCTCGGTCCTGCTAGACAGCGTGATAGAGAAGACATTACGTTGACCTTTATCGCTAAAGCTGATAATGGGCAGAAGCGTTCTCGTCATTATGAATACTGGTTCAAGGATGACTCCGACACTCGCATTCTACTTGAAGTAGAAAAGCATAACCCTGTCAGAAATCTTTGGGAACATAGTATTCAGTCTGGCAAGTTGAATGTCAGTACTTTTCTTGAAAAGAAGCGCAGAGACAATCTAGAATTTTACGTTGCTAAGGCGTGGACAATCAATATCTGAAAATTGAGAGGAACTATAATGAAGGGCGATAAACTAAAACTGCATATCGCAGAACTAAAGCATAAGCATCATCATTTAGAATTGGAAATTAATCAGCTTGTTTACATTCACGCTGATGATTTAAAAATCCAAGAGTTAAAAAAGCGTAAACTTAAATTAAAGGAAGAGATACTTAATTATGAACAGCAATTGGGACAGTGAACAATTTAAATTGTTCGTTTCTAAGTTTTTAACAGCGTTAGGCGAAACAGCAAACAGATGGTCAGGCGGAATCTTTCTACTGGTTAAGACCATTCTTGCTCTATTCAGTCTGATTGCAACAGTAGCGGTCGTCATTGTTTCCGCACAATGGTTCATCGCATCGTTTGGCATTGTAGTTTCAGTTTTGGTATTGGTAGTATCGTCGTTTGCACTAACTGCGATTTCATCAATTTCCAAAGATAAACCACAATAAACGGTTGACATAGCTCCTACGATTTGCTATTGTTAATTATAGACAGAGAAAGGAGCATGTATGAAAAAAGGTGAACTACTCGGCAAAGTCCTAGTTCTCGCTACGAATGCTCACGCAGGTCAGTTTGACAGGGGCGGTAACCCCTACATTCTGCATCCGCTTAAGGTCATGCATTATCTCAAGACCGACGATGAAGAACTACAGTGTATGGCGCTGCTTCACGATGTTGTTGAAGATACCAAAACTACTTGGAAAGACCTTGAAGCAATCGGTTGCACTGAACGTGTGATCAATGGTGTTAAGGCGCTTACTAAGCAGCCCGGTCAGACCTACGATGAATACAAGGAAGTAGTCTTTGCCAACGAGGACGCAATGCGTGTTAAGCTTTGTGATCTTCGTCACAATACAGATATCCGTCGTCTCAAAGGCGTCACACAGAAGGACATTGAACGTATGGCAAAGTACAATCAGTTCTTTCTTGAAATTCAGGCTCGCTTGAACGGATAAAAAATTGCACCCGAGGTCATTTTTTGGTTGACTTCGGGTGCCCATTTTGCTATAACTAATATATAACGTCAACACAGAGGAATTCATATGTCTCGCATTCTCATTAAGAACGGTGAATATCGCAACAACCCGGTCATCGACAGCCAGTTTACTCTTGTCAAGGGTTTTCAGACTGGTAAGAAGGGTACTTTCGTGACTGTCAAGAATGACGGTGCGTTTCCTGTAAACATTGACGAAGTTCGCATCAAGATTGCTGATACAAGTGATGTTGAATTTCTTGATGGTGATGCTACTCCGACTGATACGGTTACTGAAACTGATGAAGAAGCGATGGATCGTATTGCTTCTCGTTTTCAGATCCTTGACGAAATGAGCGCCGCTTGTATCAACAGCGACATTCGTGCGATGATTGTTTCGGGTCCTCCGGGCGTTGGTAAGTCGTTTGGTGTTGAACAGCAGCTTGAGAAGGCTTCGATGTTTGACAAGATTGCAGGCAAGAAGCTTCGTTATGAAGTTGTCAAGGGTGCTATGACTGCACTCGGTCTGTATGCCCAGCTGTATCGCTACAGCGACAAGAAGAACGTCCTCGTGTTTGACGATTGCGATAGCGTGTTTGGTGATGAACTTGCTCTGAACATTCTCAAGGCTGCTCTTGACAGTGGTAAGCGTCGGCGCATTTGCTGGAACTCGGACTCACGCCTTCTGCGTGACGAGGGCATTCCTAACTCGTTCAACTTCAACGGTTCTGCTATCTTTATCACGAACCTCAAGTTTGAAAACGTTCGCAGCAAGAAGTTGCAAGATCACCTTGAAGCCCTTGAAAGTCGTTGTCACTTCATTGACTTGACGATTGACACCCAGCGTGACAAGATGCTTCGCATCCGTCAGGTTGACCGCGATGCCGAAGGTGGCTTGTTCGCTGACTACAATTTTCAGAATGGTGAAGGCGCCGAAGTGCTTGACTTCATGCAGACCAATCAGAAGAAGCTGCGTGAAATGTCAATTCGTATGGCTCTCAAGCTTGCCGATCTTATCAAGATTTCCCCGCGCAATTGGAAGGCACTTGCTGAAAGCACTTGCATGAAGCGTGGATAATGAAACTAACTCGCATCCCGCTTGATACTAACAACCGCATGCTTCGCATTGGATTTGGGAAGCACGACGGTCGTTGGTTTGCTAGAATTGATTTATGGTTTTTTGGAATTAGAGTTAGTCAATAATATTTTCCTTCTA